GCGCGTATGTTTATCTGCTTTCTTGCCATTTTATTTGAACCAGTTTGGTTTTTGTTTCTTTAATTGTTCTATTTCTGCCTTTGTCCAAGCATTGTTGCCAGTGCCTTTTTTGTCTTCTTGTTCCCACTCAAACTTAATCAAGTCTTGTGGTTTGTGCATCCTTTTATTACCGGCACTTTTCAATGTTACAAAAGAAACAAATCTTGCCGTTTCCCATTGTGTCCGCGCCTTTACGTTTTCGCCTATTGTGTGGCCTATGTAGGCATCAAATATGGCCGCCATTGTAAACTCATCAAGTGATAGTGGGGATTGCTTTAGAACGCCTAAAACAAACCCCCTTATCCAAGTTGCCAACGGCAATTTTACTTTTTTGCTTCCTTGCCCATGTTATTCAGTGCCGCCATATCTTCTTGCATGGCTGCCGTGAATACATTCATGAGCGCAAAATCTTCATCAATGGCATCAATTACAAAGTCCTTTGTCACATTTTCTCCTGCCGCTTTTAAGCCGCAATACGCAATGTCAACCAAAGTACTCATGTTGATGTTTTCGCCAATTTCTGACACACTTTTACCGGTTTCGTTTTCATACATTATTAGTGCTTTGAAACCAAACTTGAACTTGTACTCTTTGTTTTTAATTTTAATCATATATGTATTTATTTTAATTTGTTGCGTGTTAAATGTAATTTATAAATGTAGTTATTATGTAAAAAAAAAGGTGGGCATAACCCCACCCCTTTCATCACACATATAACAAGATAAAAACTAAACCGTTGCTTTTGTCACTGCGCCGGTGCCTTCAAAAGATACTGAAAAAGTGCTTGATTCCTCAAGTCCGTCAGTTCTCCCTAAAGATGTAATAAAACAACTTCCACTATATTCAACATCTCCAGCCACATCAGTTGTCCATGTTACTACAACCGCATCGCGTGTTACATAAGCATCATATAAATCTGTGAAACCATAGGTTGCATCTTCTGCAAAGAACCCTTCACCGCTTCCGCTAAATGATCTTTGTCCTTCTAATGTTTCTTTCCATCCTGCTGAATCCTTGCTGCTCGCGTCACGAGTAGCCATGTCAAAAGTTAATGAGTTAGAAGTTAGGTGTGCAACTGTCACACCTGCCACTTGTATCTTGGCAATTGTGCCATTTAATATTCCCGTACTTGCCATTTTTTCTTATATTTTAAACAAAAATAATTTTTATTACTTCTTCTCTTTAGTAATTTTTTTAACTTTGGGTTTTTCTTCATTGTCAAACGCAATTTCAAGAGTGTGTTCAACCTTTTCTTCTTTTGTATAGTCCCCAAATTCCTTTGCAACTTCTAATGCAATTAATACCGCGCCTAACTTATTGCTAACGCGTAATTCTGTTCCTTCTGGCAGCACTCTAAGTGCAACCGCGTGATCTTTTATTAATACTATTCTCATAAATTTAATGTTTGTGCTTTTTTGTAAATATATCTTTCTAATTGTACGCTCATTGTTGTGCTTACTGAGCCAAGCAATGGGCCTGCTGCATCACCAATGAAATCATTTGCAGGTATTCTATAATTCCATAAATATCCGTATTGAATAAAGAAAGCATAAAAACCATCATTTGTTTTGTCACTTCCTTTTCTTGGGCCAACTAAAACATTTGGATATTTTTTCATTGGACTTGTTTTGATTGCCATTGATTTCTTCAAATTCTCTGGATGATAAATCCTTTTTCTAAATTTAATATCTTCATCTGCAACCGGTGTTTTTGCTTTTACTGCTGACAAAATTGGCTTTACTTGTTGCCTTAGAATTTTGATTATTTCCAATCGTTTCATTCTATCGTTGGTCAAAGCCTTTATTTCACCAATAACGCCATCCATGCCTTCAATTGTTACTGTACTCATAGTGTTCTGCTTGCCGTTAGCCACAACCCTTCGCGATCCAGTTCTTGAATTTCTAATATATCATAATTGTTTGAGTTGTAAACAACACGCATGCTTTCATTAATCCCTGCAAAGTATCTAATTTTAAACCTCACTTTATTGGTTGCCGTTACTTGGTCAGCGTTGATTGCTTCCGTACCGCTTACCTTTTGAACATTAGCAAATGCGTTGTGAAAAGTGTCCCAAGTTGTGGTGTATTCGCCTATGGAATTAGTGGCAAAGTTTTGTACTTGAATTACTATCTTTCTGTCTAATTTGCCTATGTTCATTATATTTCTGTTCTTTGACTTATTAAGGATAGTTGGTACATTGTACCGCGTGTTATTATTCTACCAGTAGACCCGTTGATTTCATTTTGTCTATTTTCAAACATATCAGCAACTAACATTCTCAATGCTTGTTTAACCATTGGATCCGTGTTTGCTAATGTGGTTATTTCAATTTCAATTGCAAAGTCTTTCACATAAAGTGATGGAATACTTCCTTTTAATTCTATGTAAGAATATAACCCATTGTTCCAATAATAATTGCTTGAACTTAAAAGAGTACGTGTGTTGTCCAAATCATAGTAGTAAATTGCTAATGTATCTACTTTTGCAACATCAACACGGAAATCATCCCACTCTTGCATGTAGCCAAGAACCTCACCCTTGATAAGAATTGCAGTTTCATTGTACAACCAAACGTGCGCACTTGCTAAATAGTCATTGATCAAATCATCAAATGAATCATCAAGAATATTCAAATGTCTTTTAGCTTCAACCAAAGTTAAGCCCCAATTCTCAGCAGGTGTATATGTGGTTATTTTCTTATTTCTTATCATTTTTAATTTATAAAAAAAGGGATAGGCACTACACCCACCCCTTTGTATTTAGTTATTAGTTAGGACTAACCGAATGTTCCAACTGATATTGCTGCATCTTGGATAAGTGCGGCATCAAAGTAAGAATTCAATATTAATCTGTTGGTTCCTTTGATTGCTTGAGTGTAAGGATCCATTAGGATTTCAACACCACCAAACTGAGCAATTTGAACTTTTGACCAATCTCCATAATAAACGGCAGGGTTGGTTATGTCTGCAATTTGATTACTGAATTTAGCCATCATGCCCATTATCATTTCATTAACGATAAGTGGAGATACGCCAGAAACTTGTGCTGCTGCATATACATCGCTGAACACATCGTTTGATAGTGCAAAGCCTAAGTTACCGCGATTGTGGTTGTTGCCTTGTACTTCTTCGATAAGAGCCAAAACAAGTGCGCTAATTGAAGCGTTTGTCAATTCAGTTTTACCGTTTCCTAACCATTCAAATGCGCCGTTTGCAGTGTCATCAGTGAATAATGCATATTCAACTTTCGCGCCCACTGCTTGAGCTATTGAGTTTCTCAACGCGCTCTCTAATGACGAATTAGCCTGCATCGCGCTTTGTTTACTATAATCAACATAAGCTGCAAGTCTACGAGGTGCAAGGTCTTTTTTGCTCATTGCTGAACCGCCATCAATTGCATCTGATACTTCAGTTTCCCATTGAGTTGAAACCGCGCCTAAGATTGGAATTCTTTGGTCTGTTGAAGTGGATATTCTTGTAACACCTAAGTCACCAAGTATAGTATTTGCATAAACCGCATCTACAAAAGAAGTTTGCTCAATTCCACTTGTTCCGTTTTCGGTAATAACTGCTCTATTCAAGATCATTGAAGGGATAACGATTCCGTTTGAAGAACGACCAATTGCGTTCATTTCTTTTTCACCTTCTTGAGCCATCTCAAGTTCTACACCTTCAAGTTTCCCACCGAATGCGGCACGAACTGCTTTACCGAAAGAAAAGTCTCTTACTATTTCTTTTTCCTCATTGTTTGTGGTTGCAACTGGTGCGCCACTTAAATTTGCTGCTTTCAATCTGATTTCTTCTAATTTTTCTGTTTTTGGTAACTCCTCAACCAAAGTTGTAAGTCTTTCCATGTTTGTATCGAAAGATACTTTCTCATCTGCCGTAAAATCTCTATCTTCAGAAGAAACCAAAGTTTCCAACGAATCAAGGATATTTTTCACGCTTCCGATTTCTTCACGTATTTCTAAACTATTTTTCATTTTTATGTATTTTTTAATTTACCTTACAAAAATTGTACTTTTAATTATAGGTATTTTGTAACTATTTTAACCTTATTGTAATTTCTCAAATCCGCTTTAGT